GGGGCCACCAAAAAAATCTAATTTTTTTCCCCCCTCCTGTACCCCGCCACTACTTCGCCGGCGCTGGAAATAGCGAGTAACATCCTCTAGTCCCGACCCATGACTGTTGCGCCTGCCGACCATCAGCTTAAAAACCATGCCCGACTGATACGTGCTGGCTTTCGGCGTAAATACGATTTTGAACCGCCTCAGAAACGTTGCATCACGCTTGTCGATCGCCGCTTCTAACTTGATACGAAATACCTGCACGCCGTCAGCACCAACACGCTGTGCTGCTTTCATCTCGGTAATTTCACGCTCGCACCGCGTAATGATTCGCGCCATCGTCTCGCCGTCTATCTCTTGAATCCTCATAACATCCTACTTTCGATTGTCAAATCGACACTAGTATTTGCCACCACGGCACACTTCATTTGCGTCAGCACACTGCTCAGTCCCTTTCGCACGTACGCGTATGCAAACCATCTGCGAATATGCCGCGCGTCGCTTGATATCGGTATTATGTCAATACGCGTCGGTGCTGCACTGTTTATCAACATCTTGTCAATAATCAAATCAGCCAACAAGAACGTCTTATCCTTTTTTGCGGCCGCCGTGATGATAAATGGCACGCCAGAAGCTTGCTGTTGCCCGCCAACCACGTTAGCCACCTGATTAAAATCCCATTCGTCGCTACTGAAACTCTCGTAAAACACCAACCCACTTGATGCCATCACTTGGCCGGTCTTGAGGTCGCGGATATTGCGATCAAGTGACACTAGAATGTCTGCCAGCTGGTTTTCAGGCAACATACTCAGCCGATTCATAACAGGCTCGCTTTCATACTGAATGATCCCTTGTCGGTCCCCAGAAAAACGCACTTAGCGTATACATATTTTGTCTGCCCCTGCGGCGGATTGTCGATAGTGGCGCTAGCGCTAAACGCCAACTGGTTTGGTATCTCTAGTTTGTTAATATCTGGCGCACTCTGATCGATAATACTGCCGGTGATCGGCTGTGCACCAGCAAGTGTGTCGGGGTTATCGCTGACGTAAAACTGCGGCAAGAACAACACATACGGCCACTGCTGTTTACGTGCGGTGAAAATCGTTTCAATTTTGATTATTCTGCCGCCGAGAAAAGTCGGGTCGTATGTGATAGGTATCATCGCGTCATATTCTTGAGCGCTTTTCGTTTTATAGTAAATAATGCCAGACTTATTACTGGTTCTCTGCGCCGCTTTCATCTGCTCGGTGGCACGCAGCAGTGCCCGCAACTTACCGATGGCTCGCCGCTCCTCCACTAGGTTCAAACGCTCACTCATAGGTCATAATTATCCAGCGTTAAGGTTATCTCTTCACTCATATTTTCATCGACTTTCACCGACAACTGCTCGATTCGGTAATAGCCGCTCAGTGGGCAAGATGAATACTTATTTTGCTCAACTACGATACGATCGCCTACTCCGATATTATTCAGATCAAATTGTGTACCACGCACTGTGACGTGCGGCAGGTCGACCAGCCGACTCATCACCGCCACATCAGCCTCGCAGTGCCCTGCCAGCGTCGACAGGTTCTTAATACTGTTGTACAGCTGTACTTTTTCACGCAAGATAAACTCCTGCTGGCTCAGCACGTCCTCAGCACTGTAGCGGATTGTCTCCTCGCCCATGCCAGAGGCTTTGCCTATGATGTTGTTGTACAAGTTTGCCCCAGATTGCGGCAGCTCCATGCGAATTGCGCCAATGCCCAAGCCGTCATCAGGATAATGTACCACTACATCTGGCCGTTCGTTGCCTAGTGTCTGAAACGTCTCAAACTTGCGGTCGTAGGTAAATCGAAAATCGAACTTACCGTCCTGCAAATTCGTTAGCGACACCAACGCATCTTTGGCATTGATATCCTCCCAGTCATCCATTCTGTCGCGTCGTATGCCAGTGCGGTACTGCTTACTACCTCTAGTGATGCCGACGTCGCCGTTCGGGCGATTCTGCGCCTCCTGAATGACACCCCAGGCAATGTCCGTCGTTTCAATACCTTTCCAGCGGCCGTTCAAGTATCGCGCGTCAATCAGATTCAAGTAGCCGTCGCACTGCACCAACACTCGTGCATTGTCGGTATTCAGGTTGCGGTTAGCCTCCACCACTACTGCGCCGAACAAATACTCGCCGTTACGCTTGACTCTGATGTCGCTCACCCATGGCTTCAAGATAGTGTTTGGGTTCTCGCCGATCCGTCGACACTTCTCTTCCCAGTCTGGCATCGACATATTAAAATCTAGCGACTCAACGCCGTTGCGAGTCATGCTCCAGTCGAGGTCTTGGCAAAGTCTGGTGATGTCGGCTACCTTTGTTTTGCCGCGATGCCACAGCTCGATAGTGTAGCGCGGTGGTACGTACTCGTCCATTACGCCACTCCTGTATAGCCGTTGTACCACTCAACGATAGCTGTGCCAGTATCAGTGCTGTTTGATGTGTTGAAGATCAGTTCGTTCAGCCCTGGCACCAAACGCCAGTATTGGCTGCTGGTGAGGTTATTATCGATGCCTACCCCATTTAGCGTCACCTCTCGGTTGTATGTGTCAAATACGATTGTGTCGCTGTCTGTTGTGCTGATATTCAGTGCCAATATTTCACCAGTTGTCTGGTTGGATACCGTCGGGTTGGTGACTTTGCCAGTAATTGTGATTGTCGGCCAAACATACGTGTTGCCATCATTTGTGGCGTGATTCAGTCCCCCGCCAGCTACCCAGTGCAAGCCGTCACGCTCCCAAAGTAAACCTGTCGGGCTCCACAATAAACCACCGTCACGTGGACGCTCTAGCGTGATTCGCTGTGCGGCACCGTCAGTATAGTCGTACATTCGCGGGTCGCCAGCGACCAGCTCGATGTCGTAGTCGGCAATGAGCGGCCACTCAATTTTTGGATCAAGAGGCTGCGTCAGTTTGGTAATAGTCTGATAGACGCGTCCAGTTGGTGTGAACAGCTGCACTCGCAACTTGTCGCGAATCTTGATAGTTCTGGCAATTTTTGCCATCTCAGCATGCATTTCGGCCAATTTTCCGTCATGCTCCACCAACACGAAAAAACTCAGCGGTATTTGCCGCACACCATAGAACTGCTCATCAACGCTGCCGCCGTCAGCACCAGAGAACACATACTGGCTGTTGCGTACGTCAGGATCGCCAAAGCCTTTCAGTGGCGGCGTTAGGTGGGATAGTCCTTGTTTGCTGCCTGCCAGAAACACACTCTCGTTGGTGCGCATGTTGGTGATTTGCACGTCATACGTTCTCATATCTATCCCCTCCTCATCTGCTGAACCAAGCTGCGGTTATACTGATCAACGTCAATGCCGTTGGTGAGATTGACGGTTTGGTTGATTTGAGGCATGTCGCCGCTTGGCTTGCCAGCACCTCTCTCGTCCATAGAGTTCTTCAGGAACTGGCTCAGCTTGCTCAGCGGAACGACGGCCTCTGGTTCGCTACCCTCACCAATCATGGCTAGGGTTGCTTTTGTAGCGATGCCGCCCTCTGCAAGTTGCGGAATATTGATAGTGCCTAACTTTGGAATATTCACACCTGGAATAGCATTGATAATACCGATAGCCCAGTTAATTGAATTGATGAAGCCGTTTATCATGCCAGAAACAAAGCGTAATACGCCATTGATAGCTCCCTTAAATGCTCCGCCAATAGCGTTACCTATAGACACACCTACGCTACCAAAAATACCAACCACACCGTTCCAGATACCTCTAAACCAACCTGCTAATCCTCCAAATACGCTAACTATAGCATTCCATGCCCCTCTGAATACGCCGCCAAACCAACCGGCGACGACGCTAAACACGCCGACTATACCACCCCATATGCTGCCGAACCACCCGACAGCCGCTCCCCATACGCCCACAATAAGATTCCAGGCACCAGTAAATATTCCGCCGAAGAACTGCACCACTGGGGTGAACGTCGCTACGATGAAATCCCAGACGGCTTGGAACACGGCAAATATTTGATCCTTAAACGTAAAGAACAGCCCGATGATCAGCGCCACTGGCGCGAATATCACTGCCAATATCGTCAAGCCCCACTGCTGCAAAAACGCGACGACATTATTAAATACTGTAGTGATGCCGGTCCAGATGCCGCCAAAAAATCCAACAACGCCGCT